TCGTCGGTGGGATACACGATAGAATCCTTCACGATCACCATAATAGATAATAAAGACAGTGATCGCTGATTATTAAAGATGCAATCAATGCAATATGTCGCTTGGGATACGGAGACCTCCGGATTACCAAAAATTAGAAACGGTAGCGTTACGCGCGAGAATCTTCATAAATTTGACACGTGTAGAATGGCTTCCATCGCTGCGGTAAAATTCAGTTCGAAGGGGCGAGAAATTGGTTCGTTTTATGCCGTGGTGAAACCAGACGGGTACCTAGTTGGTGGCGAAGATGGAGGAGCTTTTAGGGTACATGGAATCACGCAAGAACATGCCCTCGAACACGGCCGACCTCTCCCGGAAGTGTTGGATGATTTCTTTGATTTCATAGGGGATCAGACAAATACAATGGTTGCTCATAATACCAAGTTTGATGAAAATGTCCTGTTATCGGAAATGTATCGTCACAATTTGGATCTATCCCGCTTCAAACGGTTAGATTTCCAATGTACTCTCAAAATGTATAAAGACAGGTTTTTAAAGCCAATCAAACTCACCAAATTGTATATGGAACTTTTCAATAAGGAATTTTCGGATGCACACAACTCGCTCGCGGACGCCAGGGCGTGTGGTGAATGTTACCCCTATTTGAAAAACCATGTAAAGGAATTTAAATCTATTGGTGTAAATAAAGTTATAATAAAGGCAAGCGATGTCGCTGGAACAACAGGCTGCCATCCATTTAGAAAACCTGATGAAATTATTAACGAGCTTTGGCACAAGTATTTCCCCGAAAGTTGTAAAACACAGACCAGGGAGCAGATTGCGATGGGGGTGCTTACATCAATGGGAAGCACTGAGAAAATATTAAATGAAGCAAAAACCTTCAAAGCTACCACAACGGCAGAAGTCAATCAAAAAATGAGAGGCGCGTATTATGATCTTGAAAGATCTGGATTGAGTGGTCCGGATATCGTGATAGCGAAAGATCACATCAAGAAAACATTATATACAAACTTCGGAACACAAAACGAACAAAGAACGGCCGAAGAAGACAAAGCATATCTGGTAGAGGATGATACATTTTATGAGTTGGACATCTGCGAGATAATGGGTACTAAATATCAAATCGTTGGACGAATAGATAGATTTCAAGTACATGAAAACGGGTCAAAAACCATCGTAGAAATAAAAAACAGATTGACCGGATTATTCAACACCGTCAGAGATTACGAAGAAATTCAGTGTCAGACATATCTCCAAATGGTACCAAATGTATCATTTTGTCGCTTGGTCGAACAATATGATATATACAGAAAGGGTTATCTAATCCAAAAGGATACGGAAAAGTGGAAAAATGAGATTTTTCCAAGTCTGGTAAAGTTCTGCGAATTTTTTCACTCCACTATTAGTAAGAATGTCTAGAACAACCGAAAATATGGAATGGTCTCCCGGGCAGCGCGCAAAGAGATCCAGACCGAATAGTTTGGGGTCATCTAAATCTAGGACAAAACGAACAAATCTCACCAGGATGGGAAATGTTACATGGGTAAATAAAGATAGAATTAACATAAGACTCCCAAAAACCACTATTGCTTCTTTAAAAAGCATATACATGGATTCTTTCAAACTTAAAAAGGAAATTTCGGGTAAAATTGATGTTAATGGGACTAATCATGGGGCACGTTTCAGCGCACCCACCCGGGTAGTTGGAGTATCACTTGTAGAAACTGGTCCGATACCACAGAGTGTATTAAATTCCTACATATCGTATCATACCCATCCCGCGGGTACGAAAGAACCTAAAACGTTTAGTCTTCCTACCATGAACGATATAAATACATATGTAGGTAGATATCCTCACATGCAGGCAAATATCATCGCAGATCAAAATGGATATTATGTCATAGATATTATGGAAAGTGTGAGCCTACCTATGAAGACTTTACCAAACTTGAATAAAGTGGCACAGGTCTTTAAAAATACAATGAATAGTAGAAATTTAACTAATAAAATAGTGAATAGTGGTGGTACTAGAAGGTACAAATCTACCATACAAGAGTGGAAAAAAATCATTAAACCGATGCGCGATTCTTTAAAGAAATTGGGTATCTCGCTTACGTTTTATTCATATAGCGAACAAGCTATCATTACATTATTGAACAAAAATACCATGTTTTAAAATATACCCTTATATAAAATGAAAGCACAGGAAAGAATCATTGGACTCCTCGCCTTTTTGGTTTTGATCGTGACTTACTACCTGACAGTCCGTCATCCGTTTGAAAGATACACAGTCCAGGATGCGAATGTTGATGAAATATTGAAACTCGCAGACGAAGAAGGTGAAGTCATGATGTATACATATCTGGCCGGACAGGGTCGTCCGTATGTCATAAAGAAAGAAAAGGATGGGTTCGTTTCGCTGTATGGAAGTATGAGCGCCAAAACTGAAGATGAGGAGATAAACGAAAAGTACAGACTTGAAATAATGAAAGAACGATATATGTTCACTCGGCCCATCGACAAAGAAACTGGGGATTTTATAAAAGTTGAAGGAAATCACCCCACGGAACATTTATTCCGAATAGTCAATAGTATCACGGGACATAAGGGATATTATTCTATCCGAGTCGGAAAAACAGATCGATACCTATTCATAGATCCCCTCGTTGGGGAAGGTGGTATAATCGATCTCGGCGATAAGAGAGACTATAAAGAAATAGCACAACCCAAATCCATAAATTTCCAATTTGGAACACCAGGCGAACTTCCGTTAGAAGAACGAATCGCATAAACGTTTATTAGCATATATGTATCACACATATTAAGAGTATATGATATCCTTAATACGAATGATTTAAATAATAATATAGGAAATTATCACTTTTTAATTATCAATCCTAATGCCGATTCTAAATTATTTTGATCTCGTTTCATTGGTTTACTTCTCTTGAGTCTCAGTTCATCCGTATTACCGCCTTTCGAATTCCTAATTTCGGCCATCTTTTGTGCGTTCTTTATGATTGGTATCTGTAAATCCGGCATGGGTTCGGCATCTATTTCATTTCTCGTCTCGGGATTTTTTATGGAGTCTTCCCTAAATTGTTCTATTGTCATGTCCCCACCAAATACGTTTAGTCTATGTCTATATGGAGCACATCTTACAGGCCCTATCTCATTGAACAACTTCTTTCTCATTACAACTATATTACCGCATATTATACTACCTCTTGTGTCACCATATTTATCTATAGCGTATGATTTCATACAATTCCACGAACAAAAGTAACCCGTCACTTTGAACTTAGATCGCTTTGAATCGTAATTATATGGTAATTGTAGTGGTTCGTTTTCGATCGGATGGACACAATGCCAGCACCACATTGAAAATAAATAAATTGTTGTCTTTAATTAAATGATAGTACCATTACTCCTGATACTATTTTTGTTCCTTGTAACCTTCTTGGTATACAAAAAAACTCTGGGTGCCCCAGATGAGGATACCCCAGAAGGAGTCGTCAATGAAATAAAAAAACGGTTGAAGAAAAACCAAGACGAACTCAAAGAAGAGAGTAAAAAGGTTGGTGTCGATCCAGACGAGTTGGTGAAGGCCATCAAGGCTGAAACAGCTCCCAAAGATGGCGATGAAGAAGAGGAAGAAGAGAAAGAAACCGAAGAAGAACGAAAATTGAGATTGGAAATAGAAGCAGAAGAAAAGAAGGCTGCCGCGGAATTAAAGGCGATGGAAGCCGAAGAAGCTAGACTATTGGCCGAAGCAAAGAAAGCCGAGGAAGAAGAACGACGCCTCGAAGAGGAAGAAAAGAAGGCGTTAGCAAAGGGTCAGGAGGCCGAAAGAAAAAGAATAGCCGAAGAAAAGGCGAAAGCGAAAGAAAAGGCGAAAAAATTGCGCGCCGAATTACAAAGTGCGAAACAACAAACCGCAGACAAAAAGAAATGTATGTACAAGAAATCTATAAATGGAAAATGTCCTCCGGGATGGGAAGTAAACGATGCGGGGTGTTGCGATCCCGTAGAAAGCGCCGCAGAACGAAAAGCAGCACAACGAAAAATGATGTTACAAATGGGAAAACAAATGGTAAAAGAAGAATTGACAACAGTGATGGCCAAGACACTGATGAAAAGAGGTGGGAAGTTTATGGCAAAACTAGTCATGAAATTCGGTGCTAAAATGGCAGGTAAATTAGCAGCGAAATTGGCTGTAAGAATCGTGGCAAAGGTGGCTGTAAAGATGGCAGCAATGGCGGCTAAAATGGCTGCGTATGGAGCGGCGGGTCCGGTCGGTGCGCTAATGATGTTATTCGATCTATTGAGTATGGCAGTTGATATTATGGATCTCGGTGGCTACGCTACATTTACATACAACTCAACGAACACAGCAACACGTAACAGCATCGAATATATGGTTGAGAAGGGTTGTCGCGAAGCGGGTATGGATTATCCACAATTATTCCCCGTTGGTGAAGCTTTCCCAAAAGAATACGAAACTGTTAATGGTATGATGTTAGACCACTTTATGACGGACGTGATGGATGCCATGGGTTTGGAAGGTCGGTTACCGGGTGAATCGGCAGCAGAATCCATGAAACGTAAAGCCGCTTTTGAAAAGGTGGGTGAAGCGTTCATGGCAACACTCGATGAAGAAGGAAACACGGTTAAAGATTTTCAAATGCCAAAAGAAGCGGAAGACATATTTGCTAAGGTCTATGATTCTGTCATAAAGGCTAAATACCAAAAACGTGATAAATTCATCCACGATAAAATGAAAGCGGCTCTTGGATCTAGAGCGGATGAAATACAAATGTACCCCAGTATGTCTAAACCGGGAACGGTTGGTGTCTCCCTCTCGCAACGTGGTATGCAAAAGTGGAACGATTCTAAACGTAGCGAATTCTTCGATAAATTTGACGCCCTTAAACCAAAAGAATTACCAGATGACTACAGACAGCCCATGGTGGCCATATATACGGACCAATATCGCGAAACGGATCAGAACGCACTCAGACGCGCCAATCCTAAAGAATTTGCCAAAAAACCCGTTATGATTGATAAAATCCTTCCAGAAAAGGTAATGCTTGGTGGATACTATGGACAATTGATTGCGAATTGCGAAAAATCGAGAAAGGCGATGAAAACGGGTCAGAGAGTAAATCCATATGATTATGGTGTCCGCTTCAATCACGATACGGGTACGTGTACATATACTGGTGCATATTGCAGTAAAATGGGATTGAAACATGTCGGGGGAAGACTCACTGACTGTAAATTGCGTCCGGGTCAAAAAATTGCCGAAATGATTTTCGGTACAACCGTGACCCGGGGTGTTATCAAAGCGGCAAATAAAGTAAAACAACGCACAAAGGACTTGTTCTCCGGAAATCCGAAAAAGATGGCGAAAGCCGCACTCAACACCTTTATCGATCCGTTCGGTTTAGGTCTTCCGCATGTTAAATACGCCAGAAAGGCGGCTAAATTGGCGGCAAAAACCGCCCAAAAAGCGGCTAAAGCTGCGGCGGCGGCTGGTAAGGCGGCAGCGAAAGCGGCGAGCCAGGCGGCTAAAAAGGCGGCGAGGGGAGCACAAAGAGCGGCAAAAGCAGCCGCGAGACAGGCATCGAGGGCAGCAAAGGCGGCAGCACGGGGAGCGCGAGACGCGGCAAACAAAGCCGCGAGGGGAGCGGCGAGGGCAGCAAAGGCAGCAGCAAATGCCGCAAAGGCAGCAGCCAAAAAAGCAGCAGAAGGAGCGAAAAAAGCAGCAAAGGCAGTAGCAAATGCGGCTAAGAAAGCAGCAAATGAGGCAGCGAAAGCGGCGAAGAAGGCGGCGCGCTCCGTCGCACGTGTGGCGAATAAGGTCGGAAGAGCCTTTCGTAAATTCTAACATGGTGGGGCGGCGTGACGCGTCGTCGTCCCCATGTATAAAAATATTCATCAGTAGTAATAGTAAGAATGCTTATTATATTTATCATTTTAATTATTTGTATACTAGTCGTATTAATTAATGCCAAGAGTAAGATAAGTTCATTATCTAAAAATAAGCATGATATTACGCCTATACTCCGGGATATTGAAAAAATCCAGGATGTTCCCATCAAAAGAGTGGGAGTGTATAAAACAGATAACCAAAATGGTTCGTGGGCACATGATTTCAGAAAATCTTCCATTAGGGAGATTCTTAGTACATCGGATACAAATGCGCGATTGCAATACAAAAC